AACTGCCGAGAAGTTGGGTATTAACTATGAAGAGGAAGGCCGCTTCTTAGTAAGACTAGACCATGGTAAGGGTAACTTCTCTGGACCACCAGAAGGCGCGACCTGGTTCAAGCAAGTCTCAGTCACTCTATCTAATGGCGATACGGTTGGCGTCCATGAACCCTTCGACATCGCTGAGCTAGTAGACGAAGCCAAGCAGCGCGATGTTGAGAACACCAGAGAGCAAATTGTTCAGCTCCGGTTAGACATCTGCGAAACAATGCCTCTTGATACTATCGGTCTCCCAGTCCTACTGACCAATCTTGAACCTGTATGGAACAAAGCGAACCAAACATGCCGTCGTCGAGTAATGGACGCATTAGTTCTTGATGAAGCAGTTCGAGTTACTGGCGCAGATAACCTTCAATACGACATTACATTGACCAGTCGAGTGCTTAAAAATGGCAACTTGGACATCACCAAGGAGGCTGTCTAATGTTCGTTTGTCGTTTGTCAGAATCCGTTTGTCGACAGACGAGATTGGATGACAAACGAGATTGTGAGAATCCGTTTGTCTCGTGTGTCACGGTGTGTCATGACAGACGACGACAAACGGGAAAGTCACTGGTGGCGGGTGTTTCGTCGTTTATCATTTCGTTTGTCGTCGTTTGTCATCGTGTTCTAAACGACACACGGGCTAAGTTGTTGATTTATAAGGACATCTCGTGTGTCATCTGTGTCACCCCTATAGGGGGTACATGTGTTGAAACACCACCCCCCAAGTGGAATCCAGTTCGGCTATAAATATGCCGGAATACTGGGATACTCCATGGAAGATCAAAACTAAAACCGACTTATCAGAGGACAAGACTGATGGAAATAAGAAGACGCTTTTGGAAGTTCATTTGGAAATGTATTTGGAAAGTGGTTTGGGTTTGCAGTTTCTGCACACTGCAAATTACGATCATACATAAAAACGGGGTTATTAAGCTTGATAGTATTTGGGGTGTGGGTGGACCTGTCGAACCAGAAGTTGGTTCGTCTGAACTAGATGCTGGTTCGGGTGGGCTTAATGTTGGTCCTAGTGATTTGAAGGATAGGGTGAAGCTAGGGTGTTCGCCGTCAACGTCAGTTGAATACTGGGATATGCGCTAATGGTCGAATCTAAAGTGTTGAGCGATTCTACCGTTATGATGATGGATTCGTGGTCGCGTTGGGCTAGGGGTTTGGATGCTTACTCTTCGTTGTGGTATCCGTCGGCTTCGCCAGAGTCCAGGTTATCTGTTGATAATAATGTTTGGGAGTCTGGTGCGGTTAGCACAATGAGTACGCCAGTCATTGTGGCGGATGCGGAGCGCGTTGAGGCTGCTGTTCAGGTGGTTAGGCGTCAGGATAGTCAGTTAGCCCAGTGCCTGAAGTATCGATGGGTGTATGAGTTCTCAGGAAGGCGCATAGCGAAGGAGTTGGGTACAAACCGTACCGATGTATGGCCTTTGGTAGAGCGCTCTGAGATGGCCTTACAGGGCGTCCTATGGGGTGGGGCAGATTGGCATTAAAAAAGGGGCCGTAGCCCCTTTTTGGTTTCGCTTCACTTTTCTCGTTCTGCAACGAGTTTGGCGGCGTAGTCTCTGATCTTAGGTACATCATCTGGATGCGCCCAGAACTTAGCCTGTTTTAGCCCTTTTGCTTTGAGCCGGTCAACGTATGCAGCTTGGCGCTTGGCCATAGCAGGGTCGTAGGTGTTGTTTTTAATGGTCATTTCAACTTCTCTTCAACAAACTTAGTTGCCCGTCTTACTTCGATTTCGGTTAGCCTTGATTGCATATCTTCGGCCATTTCTAGCGCTTGCGCCGACTTTTCCTCGTTAGGAGCGGTCACTGCCAGCTCTAGTGCTAAGCACAGCGCTTCGTAGTCGTTCGTTGGTTTGTTCATGTTCGGCCCCCCTCTCGCTTATTCCATGCTTCTCGTGCTTTGTGTTCTGTTTCAAAGTGTTCAGAACAAGCAAAACAATTATTACAAACAACACAATTGCCTCCGCTCTCGCCAATTCCAAAATCAGACCAACCGCCGCAGAATGGGCAAGCCTTCAAGTTTTCTTCGTGGTTCTTGTTTGTTACTGATTCCATAATCATCTACTCCCTTAGCTGTTCAGCCAGTCATCATAGGTTTTTAGGGGCTGACCTGTAAAGGTATCGTTTCCTTCACTGTCACCAGCGCAAGCCAGATAGATCTGGTACTCGCTATCATTGGTCCCACGCGCTTGGGTCTGCCAGTCGTTGCTATATGTTAATTCCATGTCATGCTCCGTTAAGAATTAGAATAATATCGTCTTTGTATTCGCTGACGTATTCATCATAAGATAATGGTATCTCGTCATTGTATTCTGCGTCATCAACGTACCACTCGTAGTGTCGGTTTAATTCACTGGGGCTAAGGTCTGTTATTAATTCCATGTTGCTATCCTTTAGGGGCTTTTAGCCCCTGTTGGTGGGTTATCGCGCTGCAATGCGCTCTTTAAACTCGATCTCTGCGTTTTCTTTGGTGTTGGCATAGTGACCCCAGAAAAAGCCGTCTTCATTGTAGCGCCACGTTACAAACGGGTGGACGCCGTGCTTTCTGTCGCATAGTGCGACGTTATTATAAAACGCTAATAGTTCTACGCCTTTACTATTGGCCAGCTCTTGGATGTTCATGCAGTCACCTCTTCTTTGATAGGCGCAGCGTTGTACTCTTCTAGTGACACCCACACCATGCGCCAATCTGCGCCGCAGCTGATGCAGTATTCGTAAGCTTCGTATTCGCCTTCTTCGTTCCATTTAGCGTTGATGGGGTCCCAGACAGTTTCTCTAAACTCTCGAAGCTCCACGTTTTTGCCTTTGCACTCGGAACAAATTGGATGCAGTTTTGTATTATTTAACATGTTGTTATCCTTGGGGCTTTTCGCCCCTATTGGTGGGTTAGCTTTAACTACCTAAGCGACGGCAAACAAAACCACCGCGCCTTCCTACTTTTAACCGGTAATCTGGAAAGTCTGGGTAGCCCAACGTTTCCTCGTCGCCGTCGGCCTCGCCTAAGTAAATGTGGCCCACTGGCAGCGGTTCCCCCCACTGGCTTATATTCCAGTGTTCTTTAAGGTCTGCCATTGCCGCAGATAGCGACGGGTAGTTGGTGGCCTTTACTGGGTAAGGGCTTGAGTATCCTTCTGTAAAGTATCCGTATACTTTCATGTTGTTATCCTTGGGGCTTTCGCCCCTATTGGTGGGTTAGATTGAGTCGATTGTTGCTTTAATGACCACGGCAGCAAACCAGATAATAAATATCCATGCGCCGAGGTGGCCAGTCTTTATCGCTTTTAAAAGCTTCATTTGTTTGACTCTTTACGCTCTTCACGTAAATCATATACTTCTCTTTCTATTACATTTACTTCTGTTCTGCACTGGCCACACATTATGGGGACGTTCAGAAATGAGCTGTAATGCAGTTCTTCATTGGTTCCACACAGCTCACACACCTCGCCGTCCCAGTCGTAATAGGTTTCAGTATTCATACATTTCCCCTCTGACTATCGCTAAACGTCTGTTCCTTATCCAACCTAAGCGCGTTTATTTCCGTGGCCATAGTGTTATACAACACCATTAGGCCGGTTATCATTGCGCACTTATCAGCGTCTCCCATACTGTGGGCAATGCTCATGCCGTAGCTGGTGGCGTCGTCGATGCTTTCGCGTGTTGCGAATACTGGAATCGTTTTGATTAGTTGGGTATTCATGGGTACTTCTCCTTTGGTGGGTATTGTTTAGCTGACATAGTCAGCAGGTAGAATTAATGTTTATTAAATCCTATGCGTTTTTTAGATTCCCAGCACAAAGCACAAGTGCCACACGTCGCGGTGTCTTGTGTCTGCTGTGGGCAAGCAATATCAAAGTCTTCGTTGTTTGTTGCATCTATAAATACATTAGCGCTGTTGGTTATGTCTGGGCGATCACTGGCCCGTATAACGCAGCGTTTGGAGTTCATAGAGAAAACGATCAACCCAATGGGACTGCCTGTTGGGACGTGGGTATATCCCCAGACATGCAAAGCAGGGTATTTAATCAACGCAAGCCGCCAAAACTCGGCGTAGTCTTCGCTATAAAAGTCGCCTAAAATATGTAACCGCACAAGAAAACCGGTAGGGTATCGGGCGTTATAACCCGCTAATTCTAAATCAAGAACAGTTAAAAACGTGGGGTCGGTGTGGTCTATCCTATGCGCCCATGGCATATTATTACCGTAGCAATCGTTCCACTGTTCACAAGATAGGTAGCAGGTTTTACGCTCTTCTAGTGTTAGCGATACAATAGGCATTCCGCGCCAATGGCCCTTAGATACATGGCCTCCAATTTTAGCGTTGGCGCTTCCTGATTTTAATAAACTGCTGGACTGGTTAACCTGTTTAACTGCTTTAGGAAAACGGGTGCTTGGTCTGTGCCTGTCTGTTGCAATTAACATTTGCGGTCATCCTTATTGGTGGGTTAGTCTTTTGGCCCTTGTCCGGCCTTAATCCCTGTTGTTAACAGTGTGCAAGCGTTGGGTAATCACGGATGCCGTAGCCGTGTAACGCGTAATACTGGCGCTCGACGTGCTTGGTTTCAGTCGCGCTTAGTTCTTCGTAGATTTCATCCTGCTTATAAAATGCGGTTTCCTGTTTAGCGCGAATCTGATTTAACTTGCCGTCCAACTGGCCGCTATCATTCTGGCCGTCTAAGTAGTCCCCTTGGTCAACCAGCTCGTGATATTTGCGGTCAAACTTGTACATCTTATTAACTAGGGCTTGGTTCTTTGGGTACTTGGCGTTGATGATGTTTGTCATGGGTAAAACTCCTTGGTAATTAGTGAGCCTAGCTATCGCAGGCTTATGTCTATTTTACCGTAGAGAACCTACGCAATGCAAGCGCTTTATATATTAGATATTTAATAAACTGCCAAAGTGGCAGTGCTACTGGGCTTTAAGCGTGTTTTAATCTGTTCAAATACCAAATTAACCACTCAACCCGCTTCGGCGGGTTTTGTCGTTTTAGGAGGGCCGCTTTTAAAGCCGTCACTAGCAATATGGGACAACTAAATAACCAGCAATGGGAGAAGGCCGCACAAGTCTTCGTTGAGACTGGGAACAAAACCGAGGCCTTTAGGCAAGCCGGATATAGTACAAATTCATCAGAGATGGTCATCACCAGCAACGTGCAGAGACTGTTTAGGCGTGAATCTGTATTGAATCGGGTCGCAGAACTCCAAGCACTGGCCGCAGAGCGTAATGCTGTAACCATCGATAGCCTAACCGCAGACCTCAGAGAAGATCGGGCATTGGCTTACTCTGTAAAGAACCCAAGCGCAGCAGTCGCCGCCGTTATGGGCATGGCTAAGTTGCACGGATTTGATAAGCAAATAATATCAGCCGACCCAATCAATCCACCCAGCTTGATAAATATTGCAATCATTGACAGCACAACAGCAAAGCGTATCAATGGTTAAACCTATACAAAACAACAGCTTAGACTTAACATTATCTAAACCCTTTGAGCCTTTGCTCAATCCGTGCCGGTATAAAATCGTTTATGGTGGCAGGGGATCGGGCAAAAGTTACAGCATAGCTATGCTTTTGGTATTAGCTGCCTATAAAGAACCACTTCGCATTCTTTGCGCTCGTGAGATACAGAAAAGTATTACTGACTCAGTACACCAGCTCTTGGTTGATACCATTGACCGACTGGGCTTGTTGTCACACTTTGAAGTACAGAAGACACAGATACTAGGCAAGAACGGGTCAAGGTTCTTGTTTGAGGGCTTACGGTCCAACATATCCAAGGTTAAGTCGATGGAGGGCATTGATAGAGTCTGGGTAGAAGAGGCCGAGAGCGTAACCAATGCGAGTTGGGACACGCTTATACCAACCATAAGAAAGGATAACTCTGAAATATGGGTTTCCTTTAACCCATTAGATGAAATGGACGCCACATATCAGCGGTTTGTTGTAGAGCCGCCACCTGGTGCATTCGTGGTGAAGGTTAATTACGATCAGAATCCATGGTTTCCTGAAACGCTAGAGGCTGAACGATTACACCTTAAAGATAAGAACCAGGCGCTATATGCTCACATCTGGGAAGGTGACTGCTACGCGAATAAAGACGGTGCCTATTATGCAGATCACATCATTGATAAGCAGATCAGCACCATACCAGTAGACCGAGCATTGCCAGTCAATACAGCTTGGGACCTTGGGGTAGCAGATGCGACCGCGATATGGCTATTCCAAGTTCAGGGAACGTCGGTCCGGTTTGTAAGCTATTACGAGTCGAGCGGTGAAGGTATACAGCACTACCTTGATGAGCTAGCAGCATACAAGCAAGAGCATGGCATCCATTGGGGCTATCACATCGCACCCCATGACATACGGGTTAGGGAATGGTCAACAGGTCAGAGCAGGCAGGAGATGGCTGCAAACTTGGGTATTAACTTCGATATAGCACCAAGCTTGCCGATTATCGACGGTATAGAGTCAGTCAGACGCCTACTAGGATCTGCATGGTTCGACGAAGAGAACTGCAAAGCTGGTATCAGATCATTACGCAACTACCGCAAAGAGTGGGATGACAAGCGCCAAGCGTACAAGACTAAGCCACTACACGACTGGACAAGCCATTGTGCAGATGCAATGAGGTATTGCGCTGTATCGGCTGATACATGGGAATCACAACCTGTAGCAGCATTACAAACAACACGAATGAGACTGGCAGCATACGTTGCCGGTGATTCATCAATAGGTTATTAGATGCAAGAATCAAACGAGTTCGACCAATACTACGAAGAGCAAGATGCCTCTGAACAAGAGGCACAAGCTGAGCGTGATATGGGTGAACGCTTAAAGGTATTTGGTACACGTCTAAGGGCCAAAGCCGATGACCAAGTAAAGCGACGATTCAGCATTGAAGAGCGTTGGTTGGATGATCTACGCCAGTTCAACGGACAGTACGACAAGACCACAGCAGCCACACTGGCAGCTAGTGGGGGCAGTAAACTGTTCGTCAACATCACTCGCAATAAGGTGAACGCAGCAGAAGCACGACTAATCGACATCCTATTCCCAACAGACGACCGCAATTGGGGTATACAGCCAACACCCGTCCCGTATCTAACCAAGTTAGCCAAAGACCAAGAGCCAGTCAATAACGAAGATGGTAGCCCATTCGTCACTGAGAAGGGCGTACAGGTACAGAATAGAGACGTAGCTCAAAGCGTTATGGAAGAGGCTAGAGAACGATCTACTGCGATGCAGGATGAGATCGACGACCAGCTAACAGAGACCAGTTATAACTCTGTAAACCGAGATATGGTCCACGATGCAGTGCTATATGGTACTGGCATCCTCAAAGGACCCGTCATCCTTGGTAAGACACGACAGAAGTGGTCAGAAGTAGCAGATGAGCAAGGCCAAGTGGCACAAGTCATGGAAGTGATCGACGACTTAAAGCCCGGTGCAGAGCGTGTAGACCCATGGGACTTCTTCCCAGACATGCATGCACGAAAGATAGACGATGCAGAGTTCATCTTCCAACGCCACTACATGAGCAAGAAAGCGCTTAGAGAGCTAGCAGACAAGCCGGGATTCCTCCGTAGCCAGATTGCAGAAGTATTAAGACAAGACACAGACAACACCCAGACTGCTACGCACTTACAAGAGATGCAAGCCATGTCAGGTATAACCTCACTCGACAATGGTCGTTTTGAGGTGTGGGAATATCACGGCCCAGTAGAGAAAGAAGACCTTATCGCCTGTGGTTGTGACGTTGATGAAGACGATGTGTTCAGCGATTACAGTGGCGTGGTCTGGTTCAGTGAAGGCCATGTGCTTAAAGCTGTCATCAACCCAGCAGACACGGGCGAAATGCCATACAGCGTGTTCAATTGGGAGAAGGATGACACGACGCTATTCGGTGTAGGCATCCCGTATTTGATGCGCTCAAGCCAGAAGGTATTGAACGCGACATGGCGCATGCTCATGGACAATGCGGGGCTATCAGTAGGCCCACAGACAGTCATCAACAGCCACGTAGTGCGTCCAGCAGATGGTAACTGGCGTCTTACACCTCATAAGATATGGGAGCTTACAGAGAAGAATGGCAACGTGAACAACGTGTTCGGATCGTTTGAGATCAACAGTCACATGACTGAGCTAATCTCCTTGTTCGAGTACGCACGAAAGATTGCCGATGAAGAGACAGCACTACCCCAGATCGCTCAAGGCGAACAGGGGTCAGCAACAGACACAGCCAGTGGCATGTCGATGCTAATGAACAGTGCGAACACGATGCTTCGACGTGTCGTGAAGAACTACGACGACGACATCACTCGCCCATTCATCAAACGGATGTACGACTGGAACATGCAGTTTGGCGAGAAAGAAGCGATAAAGGGTGACTTCAGCGTTGACGCTCGTGGCACAAGCAGTCTCTTGGTAAAAGAGCAGCAAGCAGCGAACTTAATGGCGCTAATGAACATCGCCGCATCACCATTGCTTGAACCTTTAACAAACACCGCAGAGCTATACCGCAAAGTGGTGTCATCCATGCAGATAGAAGCCGATGAGATCGTTAAGACGAGCGAAGAGATCGAGCTTGAAACGCAGAAGCTAGAGCAGCAGATGCAGGCTCAGCAAGAGATGATGATGCAAGCCTCGCAGCAGCAAGCACAGGGAGCGCCTACCGGCGACCCACTGGCCCAGCAGAAGCTAGCGTTAGAAGCACAGAAGATGCAGATGGACGCACAGATCAAAGGCGCACAGATCCAAGCACAAGGCCAGAAGCTACAGATTGAACAACAGAAGATGGCGTCTGACCGAGAGCTTGAGCTGGCCAAGATGGCAGCAGAGAAGGGCATTAAGGTCAGCGAGATGCGCACTAAGCTAGGGATTGAGCAGATGAAGGTGCAGAGCAAGGATACGCTGTTCGAGAAAGAGCAAGCGTTGAAGATGCGCATGGGGAGTGGCATCTAATTGAACATCGATACGAAGTCCGCCGCATGGTTAGAGATAGCCGAGTGGGCCGATAAAGAGATTAAAACCTTGCATGAACTGCTTGAGGTGGCTCGGATGAGCCATGAGGACACGCAGTTTATCCGAGGTGAGTTAAGCAGTTTAAGAGCGTTACTAGCCATGCCAACGGCTTCGCCGTTGCACATCGCTAGTGGCAACTACGAGTAAACACAGAGCCGCTAATCATAGCCGCCAAGGGTGTAACCAATGGACAGTACCGAGATAGTAGACGACTTCGACTCAGCATTTGATGAGTTTGCTGATGAAGGTGTAGTTAGTAGCGCAGAGTTAGCGCCAGAAGAGATTACAGAAGAGACAGAGGTGGTAGCCGAAGAGGTTACAGAAGAAGCGCCCCCCGAACAAGACATCTGGGCAGAGGCCGACGAAGGGCTGAAGAGCGAGTACGACAAGCTCCGAGATAATAATGACAAGCTGTCCCACCAAGCGAAGAGCAACGCGGGACGGATTGGCGCCTTACAGCGCAAGTTAAACGAATTTCAAGCCTCTTCACCCGCCGGTGGTG